ACTAAGATCAAAAATGGAACAAAGGATTATTTTATATCATCATACGATAGAACATTTAATAAATTTAATTTAATGCAAAAAATTTCAACCACAGACATAAAGACCATAGACAATGTTGTTTTGTATGACAACAATACCATAATTAAAACATTAAAACCAAAAAGAATAGTATATGAAGGTGTTTTTGGAGTACATCACTTTGAAAATTCTGGAAAACAATTAAATACTAGAAATAAAATAAATTCATATTTAAATAATAATGAAGATGATGTAGTTACTAATTTTGATTATGAATACAATTTAAATGAAAACAAAAGAACTATTCAAGTCTTAGATCCAAGATTGCTATTAAAGTATCAAGCAGAAATGAAAAAATTATTTGCTGAAATAGAAAATAGAAGAGAAATTATAGAAAATGAATGAATTTACAGAGACTGGATTTTTTGGTCCAATAATATTAACAACTGGTTCTGGTAATTCTATAAACATTACTGAAATGGTTTATGAATTAAATGTCTATGAAAGTATTTTTAGTAATACTTTGATGGCTGATATCACAATACAAGATACACCAACTATGAGACTAATTCAAAAAGGTCTAATTGCAGCAAAAGATAAAGTTGAATTTGAATTTTCAGGAAAAAAAATAGATGGTTCTCCAGAAAAAACTATAAAATTGTCTTTGTTTGTTGTAAAAATGAAAAATGGTTCACCTATAGGTCAAACTTCTCAAACTTTAAAATTATATTTAACAAGCGAACAGCATTTTATAAATAAAACTAAAGAAATTTCAACTTATATTGAAGGTAAAATATCGGACAGTATATCAAAAATAGTAAAAAATAATTTAAATGTTAATAAATTAAGCATAGAGGATTGCAATGAAGAATTTAAAGCAACTCTAAAATATGCTAGTCCGTTTGAGCATATAAATATGTTGTTATCTAGAACAGGATCAACAAAAAATCCGAATGATTATAATTATGTTTTTTATCAAACTGTTGATGATTTATATAAATTAATAACCATAGGTTCTATGATGAAAGAACAACCTAAGATAGGTTCAGATTCTACAACCGGATTTATTATTACTATGCCACATATTTCGTTAACAAAAGAACAATTAAAAAGAACATGTTTGAGTCAAGAATCATATAATTTTTCTATGATGGAAAATGCATCAAATGGAATGTGGTCTTCTCAACATATGACATTTGATACATCAAAAAAAACATATAGAGAAAGAACATATTGTTATAATAATGAATTTAAAAAACAAAGCCATTTATCAAAATCAAAAGTAGTTTCAGATTCAGATCAAAAACAAATTGAAAACATAGTTAAAAATTCATTTATAACTAGATACACAAATCGTTGTAGTTTTTTGTTTGATTGTGAAGAAGAAAAAGATAATAAATCAAGAACATCTGGAAGTGATGATTGGCTTTTAAAAAGAATGTCTTGTATAGAACAGATGAACCAAATTAAATTAATTTTTTCTGCTCCTGGTAATTCCACATTGAGAGCAGGAGATGTTATTTATTTTGGTAGACCTATACAACAATATCTGTCAAAAGATAATCCTAAAAAAGATATTATGTACAATGGAAAATTTTTGATAACGGATATAAAACATGTATTAAAACACAATATAAATGATGCTGGTTTTAATTATACAATAACAGTAAAAGTAATGAAAGATAGCACTGGAGATGAATAATGGCATCAAGATCTCAAACGAATGAATTTTATTGGTTTTTTGGTGTTGTTGAAACTAGACCTGAACAAGATCCCAAAAATTTAGGTAGAGTGAAGGTAAGAGCATTATATTACCATAGCCCATTTAAAAAGGATATACCTACAGATAAATTACCTTGGGCATTAGTTGTAATGCCACCAACAAGTGCATCAAATAGCGGTATTGGTACTACTCCATTTGGATTAGTGGAAGGTTCTTGGGTTTTTGGTTTTTTTAAAGATGGAAAATATGCACAAGAACCAGTGATTCTTGGAACGTTTAATGGTATAGAACCAGAATTAGAAGAACAGGCTAAAGGCAACAATCCAAATTCTGATGGTGGAGATTCTTTTTGTTCGTATGATGAAAAAAATCCTGGAGATGGATTTAGAGACGGTAGAACTGAAACAGAAAGAGAATTGGCACCCAAGATTGCTAAAAATCATAAGTTTCCAGATGGTAAAGAAACTGAAGGAAACGATCAAGGTGTTGATTTTGAAGATGAAATACAATCAAAATATCCAAGAGAAGATTATTTAAAATGTTCTGATGTAAATCATGTTGCACTAGGCAGTAAGGAAAAATTTAAAGATAAATTATATGGATTGAAATATAAATCTAGAAAAGCTGGAGGATTGATAGATGATGGTTTTTGTATAGCAGAAACTGGAATGGAAGATTTTGAATGCGGTATTATAGAAAGTGTTTTTAATAAAAAATTTGAAATAAAACCAATAAAATCAACAACATATAAAACTAAATTAGAAACATATAAACCATTTACCGAAACACCTGAAAAATTAAATGATTCTGCTGAAGTAATATATGATAAATCAACAATAAAAAATGAAAAGATATACAGCACAGATATAGACATAAGAAACAGTGAAAAGAAATAAAATATGGCAAAGAAAAAACCAAATCCTAATTTAACAGATGTGTCAGCACAACCACCAACCACAACTACTGATCAAAGTAATGATAACAATAATTTTCAAACAAATACAACATCTAATAATTGTGGGCCAATTGTAGAAACAAACACAACACCAAAAGATGTTATACAAAATAATATTAAAAATACTACAAATATACCAATAGTCAATAAAGTAAATAAACAAAAATCAAATCCTTTAAAAAATAGAACATTATTTGCAAATAAAACTCCCAAGAAACAGATTATAAAAAAGGCATCATCAAAATCAACAGGAAATAAAGTAGTTTCTGGTGGTAGTAAAAAGGAAAATTTAAATAAAAATAAAAGTGGAGGTGGAAGTGGTAGTGGTGGTAACGGAGGTGGAGGTGGAGGTGGCACTGGGGGATACGAAAGTGGAAGTGGTAGTGGTGGTAACGGAGGGGGAGGTGCTTCTCCAGGATTATCACAAAACGCAAGCCCACATGGAAAACCCATAGAAGATATTATTCCATGTGTAGATTGTAAAGAAAAAGATACAAATTTATTATTCAATAAAGTAACTGAAACTGAATCAGGCCATATTACTGAAATAGATGACAGCCCTGGTTCTGAGCGATTGCACATTATGCACAGATCGGGCACAAATTTTGAAATATTACCAAGAGGATCGTTTACTGGAACTATTGTTACTGATGGCTGGTTGAGTTTTTATAGAGATTTATGGTTACATGTTGATGGGTTTAGTAATATTACATTGGATAAAGGTGTTAAGATTGTCATTAATAAAGATGAAATAAAAAATACAAAAGATAAAAATGTAAATCTTGATATTAAAATTATGGGCAAAGCAAATGTTAATTTACATTTAGAAGGTGGTAATTTAAATGTAAAAATAGATAAAGGTGATATTAATTTAAATATGCAAGATGGAGATTTAAATATAAAAACTGTTGGTAATTACAACCATTATGTTGATGGTGATTACAATTTACAAGTAACAGGGGATATGCATACTGTCATTGGTGGTGATCGTCTAGAAGAAGTTACTGGTAATAAAGAAGATTTTATATATGAAGGACAATATACTTTAGACTCTAAAGGTGGTATAAAAAATATAACAGAAGGGGATATTGAAATAGAAGCCCAAGGATCATGTAAAGCACAAATTTACCAAGATTATTTACTAAAAATTATGGGAAATGAAGACATTTATATAGGAAAAAGAAAATCTGAATGGATAGATGGTGCAACTACCATTAAATCAATGCAGCATGCACATTATGCAGAAGGTGATTACAACATAACATCAAATGCTTCTCAAAATTATTATGCATCCTCTATGATAAAAATATACGGAAATACTATGTTAGATTTAAATGGAACTTTACCAGATTTTGCAAACAAAAAACCATCAAACACTGCAGCTGAAAAATTAATAGTAGAATATAAAAAATATAAAAATATAGAAAAATCATTTAATACTACTAGCAGAGAAAGAGATAATTGATGCCTGGGATTAGTAGAGTTGGTGATAATGTGTATGATGGGGCAATAATAACTGGAAGTAGTAATTCTTTTTGTAATAATAAACCAATTGCAACAGTAGGATCTGCAGTTTCATCTCATACCTGCTGTGGGCTACCGGGGTGTGGTGGGCACTGTTCTGCTACTATAATTTCTGGCTCAGGTAAAGTTATGGTTAATGGAAAACCTGTTTGTAGACAGGGGGATTCTGCCTCCTGTGGCCATACTGCTACTGGTACACAAAATGTAAATTGTGGTTAATTTTTTTATAAATAATAATAACACACTATTTTGTAGGATTTTTATGTTAATAGCAAGTACTTTAGAAACTTATTTTACGGTAGGAACATATGTTTTTTCATTTATAATGGGGGGATTTATTGTTATTTTAACTAGATTGAAAAAATGGTTAAAAAAAGAAGATAAAACTCCAGCAATTGAAAATAAATTTATAAGAATACATTCTCAAATTGATGAATTACTGACAGAAATGAGAATAAAATTAAATTGCAATAGAACTGGTATATGCAAATTTCATAATGGTGGATACTTTTTTGATGGTGTTTCTATTGTTAGAACTACCACTACACATGAATCTTGTTCTTTAGGAACTTCTTCTACTATGGACAATAGTCAAGGCGTATTACTAACAAGATTTATGGATAAGATTGAAATACTGCAAAAAAATGAACCAATCGTAAATTATACCAAAGATATGAAAGATGGAAATTATAAAGCATTTTTAGAATCAAAAAATGTTGTAGCATTTTCAATAATACCATTTTTTGATACTAAGCATATGAAGTTGGGGCATTTATTTTGTGATTGGTGTGAATACGAAGATGTAGAAGATATTGATAAACAATATATTTATAGTATTATACTTTATTACAGAAGACTAATAAATTCTTTATTGCTATCTGAACATGAATAATAAATTAAACATAACAGATTTAGATTTAAATTTTACAAAGCATCCTTTATCAAGAGATGTTAGTGTAAAAATTGGCGAAGATGCAATAAAACAATCATTAAAAAATATCATCTTATATAATTTATTAGAAAAACCATTTAATATTGGTTTAAATTTAAATATTAGAGAATATTTGTTTGAAAATTTTGATATTTTTTATGAACAACAATTAAAAGAACAAATATTAAAAATAGTAGCCCTATATGAGTCAAGAGTTACGATAAATAATATTGATATTACATTTGATGAAAAAACTTTAGGTTTAAATATTACTATAAATTATACTATAATAGGACAAGAACAGATAGATCAAGATCTTAATATTAGATTAGAAAGAACCAGATGAAAAGAGACATTTCAAGCATAGATTTTAATTCTATAAAACAAAATTTAGTAAATTTTTTAAAAAGTCAATCTAAATTTTCTGGTTATAATTTTGAAGGATCAGCATTAAATATTCTGTTAGACGTATTAGCATATAATACATATTATCAATCTTTTTATAATAATATGGTTTTTAATGAAATGTTTTTGGATAGTGCGACCAAAAGATCATCGGTTGTATCAATTGCTAAAATGTTAGGTTACACACCAAAATCTGCAAAATCTGCAACATGTATTGTTGAAATTACCTGTTTACCTGAAGATTTACCAATAACACAAATAGTCCCAAAATATACAAAATTAAAATCATTATCCTCTGGTGAAGAAATAATTTTTACTTTACTGGATGATATTACTTTAGCCCCATCTGAATTTGGTTTAACTGGTTCTATAACAAAATATTCAACTGGTGCAATTGAAATAAAACAAGGCGAAAGACAAGAATTATCATTTATATATGACATAGGAAACCCATTTCAAAAATTTGTATTGCCATTTGATAACATTGATATTTCAACTTTAAGTGTAAGTGTTCAGGAAAATGAATATGACACTTCTGGAATAGACGATGAATGGGAAGAAGCCACAGATATAACACAAATTAAAGAAGATAGCACATCATATTTTATAGAAGAAAATTCAGATGGCTATTATCAAGTATATTTTGGTGATGGGGTTTTAGGTAAGGCTTTGAAGGATGGTAATAAAATTACAATAAACTTTTTAGTAACAACTCCATTAAATTCAAATGGAATAGGAATTGAAAATTCAACTTCAACTTTTACTGTTCAAGATATAAATGATTTATCATGTAAAGTTTTAATACCTTCTTTTGGTGGTGAACAAAAAGAAACAAAAAATTCAATAAAATTGAATGCTACAAGATCATTTACCAGTCAAGAAAGAGCAGTTACTTTAAATGATTATAAAAACATTATATCTAAAGATTTTTCAAATATAAAATCAATTACTGCTTGGGGAGGAGAAACAAACAATCCACCAAGATATGGTTATGTTTACCTTTCCCTTAAACCCTATGATGATACATTTTTATCAGCAGAACAAAAAGATTCGTTACAAAAATATTTAATACAAAATAGATGTGTTGCAGGAATAACTCCAATAATAGTAGATCCTGAAGTATTATACTTAAATTTAACTTTAAATGTAATATTAGAAAATAAGTTTTTAAAAAAACCAGCAACAACTATAATTGAAAAAGTAAGAAAACAAATATTACAATTTTTTGATTTAAATTTGGGTATATTTGATGCCGATTTTTATCCAAATGAATTAATTTCTGAAATAGACGATTTAGACAAATCTGTTACATCAATAGATTTAAAAGTAAAAATGGAAAAAAGAATACAACCAGATTTTACTAATGTTATAGAATATAATATAAAGTTTAAAAATGCAATACTTAATAATCAAAATTGTGATGCAAATTCTATAACAAGCACAGGATTTTATTAT